CCATTTTCTTCTGGATAAGAAACAGTTACCCTGCCGCTAGGTCTTAGACTATAATCCTCACGCTGATGAATAGCCTTAAACGAATAGTTTAAACCTTCTAACTGCATAATACGTTCAGCTGCGCGGTCTTCCCAAGTTACTGCTGGCTGTTGTTCATACGGTAAATATTCCATCACAAACTCCTGCGTGTGTTTTTCTTTTAACAGACATCGAACCTTTTTCAAGAAAAATGTTTGTTGTAGACCACAGTGAAGCACAGTGAAGCAGTTTTTGACCCCCCTCCACTATATCAACCCAAATCTATCTGCACCCGTATATCACCTGCTACTTGCACTTGCGCTCTATCTATTGGCTTATATCCTGCTCTGTCTAGTATATCTTTGCTTGCCTCTAGCTGTACATACTCGCTCTTCGCTCCTGTAGCTAGCTTTGCCACCTGCTGTACCGCTTTCGTAGCATTCAATCCTATAGTCTCCTGCACTCTCGTCATCATATACTGTTGCACATGGGCAAGCTTCAACGCCTTGCTAGCAGTCACTCTACCACTCTCGCCCTTCGCATACCCAGCTACTTTAGCTCCGTGTGTAATGCTACATCCTGTTGCTACTATAGTATCAACCAATGCTCTCTGTTTGTCAGTCAGCTTCATGTAATCTCCTATCGTTACCCCCCTGTAATCCCCCCATAAATAAACGTCTAATATACTCTATGTCAACGCACAATAGGGTGATTAACAGGCTGTCGTAAATCGAGCCAATAAATTGTCTCGACCAAAGGCTTCCATCCTGATCACTTCCGCAAGACGCGACTTTGCGGTGCGGGCTTCGCCCTCCGTTGCCCTTAACACCTCACGCCAACGACTGCACAAGGCTAACATGATTACATCATGTCATCTACTTGCTTGTCGTTCACACGAGTTGGCAACGTGTCTGCACGCTCCGACTCCCTTCGGTCGCTCCGACTTAAAAGCAGACAAGATACCCGTATGGACACTTGGACAATATAACAACACAGCAATATGCTAAAGTAATTTTATATCAAAAAGATATACTTTTAAAAACAGGTACGTTGTCGTCTCGTCGTTCAGTTGTGCAGACACACCCTTCTCCGCTCAACAAGCATCCACCTTGAGTGACGTAACGTCAGACGAGCTGACGTAACATCAGTCGGTGTCCCAGCAAGCTGGCGCATACCGCGTGCTTGACAACAACCTGTTTTGAAAAGTGTGGGAGGAGATATAATTAGCATATTCTGTGTTGATTATATTAATATAATTTATTTATAAAGGATAAAGAAATGAGAAAGAATCAAACTAAAAATCAAGAAACTGAAATCGTAAATGATTACATCACAGATGTAACCAGTTCAGCTCGCATACGAGCCGAACTAATAGAGTCAGAATGGGATCGAAAGAATTTCGCTTGGTCTCAATGTAATGCTACCCATTACATGCTCACTCAAGCCAACAAAAAGTTGGCAGATGAGAGAGCCATGCAACTCTCACAAACGGAAGAGCAAGAAGCAGATAATCAAGGCTCTAACGTAACAGTAGATAGCATAATCATAGACAAACAAGCACAGCTTGTTGAGTATGCGATCAATACTCTGCTAGAAATGCGCTTTCAGCATCAAGCAAATCTTACAATTTATAGAGAAGTCGCAGGATCAGACTGGATCGCACCCTCTAAAGATAAAGCTAGATCACAAGCTAAACTAAAACATCTAGCTTCACAAAAAGATAGATCAGCATTAGCAGATCAGCTAATCAAAGGTACTATTACAAATTAACTAATAGGAAGCCCGGTTTCACTGGGCTTCCATAAACCACGCCCGATCATGGCTGATATAAACTGATCCAACCTGAGTATGTTGAGAAACTACTTACAATTTTAATTGCCAACATGGAGGATACTATGGCATTAGACACAACACACAACCAACCCTTGCCAGACGCCAAGTGCAAAAAGATAGATTTATTATCTACAAGTGCAAAATCATTTTTTCAAACAGAGCTAATAGATTTAGTTGCAAGTAATGGATCAGAAATTAAATCTCACAAAGCTCTCATTCGTACTGATACAGAAGAAGTATTAGCAGTACACGGTAACGGTTATCAAATAATATCACACGAAGATGTTGTTAACTCTACTTATGATGCAGTAAAACGTGCAGATATAAGTAGTGACTTTAACTTTAAAGTTTATGACTACGACAATGGCAGGAAATTAAAGATAGATATTATATTCCCTGACTTAACAATAGAACCACAAGTAGGTGACTATGTTAGATTCCAAGGCTTAGTATATAATAGTTACGATGCAACATGGGCGTTGTCTCAAGCAGCACAAGGTCTTAGATTATGGTGCGATAATGGCTGCACTACACCAGATACAATCAGTCACCAACGTACCAAACATACTAAGAATGGTGCAATAGGATTAGATTCTGGTGCTTACCTATTTAAACAAGGCTTAGAAAACTTCTTTAATAACAAAGATAAATGGCAATCATATTGTTCTATACCAATTATGCCTGGACAAGCAGAAAGTTTCTTTAAGAAACATCTTGTTAAATCCTATCGCAAATATAAAGATCATAATGACTTTAATAAAAAACAACTAGAAAATTTAATGCGTATTCAAACTCATCAAATGCATGAATTAGGTGGAACTTTATGGGCTTTGTATAATACTATGACACATTGGGCTACACATACAGATGACTGCGCTATGCCAGAGAATAGTAGACGCAATCGTTCAGCACAAATAGCGCAAGCAATGCGCTCAGATACATGGAGAAATTATGAAAAAAGTAACTAGTATACCAACAGAAGCATTAGATTTATATCTAACTAAGATTGTACCAACTCTTTACATAACAGATATTGCAGAACACGTTGAAGAGTTCTATAAATTTAACATAGATCCTGACTACTACACACAAGAAGATTTTCTAGTGTTATGTCAAGAACGATGGGAAAGACACAACAACATAGAAGGACATCCAGTATGAATCCAGAACCAATCTTTATGTCACGCGCAGATAAGGTATTACATGAAGCTAATAAATTAATTAGCCAGGATAGGAACAAGCAATACGGTGATCCGCATACAAATATGCTAATGATTTCAAGGGCTTGGTCAGAATTACTAGGACACACTGTACAAACATGGCAAGTACCTGTTATGTTAGCGCAAATGAAACTAGCTAGGATATCTAGTGGTGGGTACAAAGAAGATTCTATCGTAGATGCAATAGGTTATCTAGCATTAGCAAGTGAGATAAAAGATAAAGAGGTTTCCAAACTATAAGGAGAGTACTTATGTTACTGGGTCTTACACCAAGCTTATTGATGCAATGGTATTTCACAGGAACAAACTCGGAATATCTCAAGAAGAACTTGCAGATAGGATTGGATGCGCTTCATCACTCATTCATAAATGGGAACAACATAAACGAGTACCTTCTGGGTTCTTGTTTACTTGTTGGTTAGACGCGCTTGGCTGCGAGATCACGATCAACTTCAAAAAAACTTAGGCAAGAATCCGCTACTTGTGAAGCGTGTGATATTGTAACTGATTTATTTGTAGCTATACTAGCTAGTATAGAACCAGTGAAACATTATATCATATGTTTAGACTGCTATCAGAGGGATACATGGCAAACAAAAATAAACTTAAAGGAACTTACCACGAAAACTGGTTCGTCAAATGGCTCCAAGCAATCGGCATCCAAGCCAAGAGAGTACCGCTCAGTGGTGCGCTCGGAGGAGAATACTCAGGAGACATCCACCTTGAAATCGGAGGAAGAAAACTGGTGGGTGAAGTAAAGTATAGGGATAAGTCTAACTTCCCTAGCCCATTCAAAGTATTAGAAGGCAGAGACATAGCCTTTTATAAGAGGAGAACAGGTACTCCTCAAACCCTAGTCATCCTTAGTGGTGATCAATTCAAACAACTCATGGAGGACAGTAATGTCACAATCACAGACAAAAAAAATACGCAAACATCTTGAAAGTGGTAAATCAATATCAGCATTAGATGCATTAATAGATTATGGTTGCTTTAGATTAGCAGCTAGAGTTTATGATCTTAAACAAATAGGTTTAAATATAGAAACATATACTGATTATGTATCGCCAGATAATAATAAGTTAATAACATTTTATAAATTAGCATCCTAACTAGGCATGGAGGAACCTAGCTAGGACACTATGAACATACGAACAGGGAGGAAATATGTTCACCACAAAATTAGCAGAAAATATATGGGCGACGCAACTAAAAAATCCTAGTAGTAAACTAATTCTTCTTGCGCTAGCTAGGTATGCTAACAAAAAATGTATGTGTTGGCCTAGTATTGAAACATTATCTGGCGATACTCTTTTATCAGAACGTCAGATCATGAGAATAATAAAACAATTAGAGGCAGACAAATTAATATCTGTCTATCGAGCAGGGTGGAATAAGCCCAACGTTTATACTATACATTGTGACACCATGTCACCCGAACCAAGTATAGATTATTATAATATAGTTAATGGTTAGAGTGACACCATGTCACCATAGGAGGAATGATTGGAAGACATTAAGAAACACAGAGAGTGGATTGTAATACAAGTAGCTGCACTACGTGCTAAGTTCTATGCACCTAGATTAGACCCAGAAATATACAAAGCATACATGATATCCTGGGCTGATGCATTGCAGATATATACTAAGCAAGAGATTACTGACGCAATGGCGGCTCATGTAAGAGACAGTCCAAATATCACACCCAACGAGGGCATGATTAGAAAATACATAATCAAACACAAGCCAAGACAAGCACCACAACCACCACAACCACAACCACAGGAGGAACGACTCAGTGTAGAACAACGCAGAAAAATATCAGCAGAAGTAATGGCTACATTTCAACGTGTAGCAAAAAAGCCTTGAAGTATATTGTAAAATATATTATAATCTTTGTACAAAATGGAGGAAGTAATGGAGAGAAAAGGATTTATTGGAGGATCTGATGCCGTCACAATTATGAATGGTGATTGGATAGAACTATGGGAAATTAAGACAGGTAGAAAAGAGCCACCTGATCTTAGTAAAAACTTAGCAGTACAAATGGGTATACTAACTGAGGACTTTAACATTAGTTGGTTCGAGCAAGAGTATAATAAAGATGTTATCAATCGCCAGTATGAAATACTTATGGGTGGTACAGATACTATGCCACCAATTAAAGGTACACTCGATGGCACAGTAATACGCACTAATGATATTATAGAATGCAAACACACTAACGCATTTAATAATATGGAAAAAGTTATCTCATATTATATGCCGCAAGTGCAGCTATATATGTATCTTGAAAGAGCAAGTGGTTGTTATCTATCTGTATTCTTTGGCAATAGTAAATGGGAGTGTGTGTATATTGAGAAGAATCCTAGTTACATAGTAAAATTGCTTGAAGTTATTAAAGAGTTCTGGAGTTATGTTAAAAGCGATACAGAGCCACCGCATACAACAGATGTAATATTAAAACACGATAGCATACCAATAGACAACATGGTAAAACGTGACGCTAACTTAGACAATGAGTTTGTGTCAGTAGCACATGATTATATCGAGCACCAAGGGAGTGCTAAAATATTTGAGGGTGCAAAGAAAAGTTTAAAACAAATGGTTGGTCATAACGAAAGGGAAGTATACTGCGATCAGCTAACAATCAGGCGCAACAAACGTGGCGCATTAACAGTTCATGTAAAGGAGGAAAAATCATGAGCGATAATAAAGTACAAGCAATCAAAGCTTTAAACAAAGCACAACAAGAAATGGGTAAGGCGTTGAAGAACGCCACCAACCCACACTTCAGAAGTAGCTACGCAGATTTAAAGTCTGTTGTAGAAGCAGCAATGCCAGCATTCTTAGCCAATGGGTTTGCAGTTACACAACCTAATGGAGCAGATGAATTAGGTGATTATGTAGAAACAATACTTATGCATAACTCTGGCTTCTCATTTAAATCTAAAGTTTACCTACGATTAGGTAAGCAAGATATGCAAGGGTATGGTTCAGCTACTACCTACGCTCGACGCTATGGTTTGCTAGGTATGGCAGGAATAGCACCAGAAGATGATGATGGTAATGCGGCAGTTGCCTCGTCTAAAAATAAATCAACACAATCCAAAGGGGATTTCTAATATGAGTGACTACGATAATACCAACACAGGTGCAGCCTTCAAACCTTTTGATAACATGAAGTTAATACTGCAAGGTAAAGTAAACCTTGAAGGTAATGAACGAGATGTAGTTCTTATTACTGACACAACCAAGTCAGGTAAAAGAATTATCAAAGCCTATCAAAAGCTAGGTGTTATGTTTGAAAATGATAGCATGAATGAAAAAGCACCTAATTACAGTGGCTCTCTTGATGACTATGCTACCAATAAAGATATGAACTTAGCAGGTTGGAAACGTGAGAAAGATGGTAACTCTTATATCTCTATGAAAATTTCAGAGAAGATGAATCAGACACCTGATGTTAACCAATCTTTATCAGATGATTTAGGAGATGAAATACCATTTTAATTTGTCGTGGGTTTTTAAGTATGTACTTATATACCCACATAACAGGAGCGGTGGCCCACCCAAAGGGCAAGCCGCTCCGTATAGTAGGAACCAATGAAGAAAGAAAAATATCCAAACTCTTTAGTAACAAAAGCACACAAGCTAGCATTTGAAACTGAAGTACCTAACAAAGAGATAGCTAAAAAATTAAAGCTAACTGACAGACAATTGCGTTATGTTTTGTATAAACTAAAACCGCAACCTACTCCTCATGAAATGTATATAAATCATTATTACGAAGAAGTGACAGATAAAATAGATCAAGCCTTAGAAGCTGAACGAAAACCTACAATCACTGAAAGTTTCCTAGACTTTTTTATTGCGGATAAATTCAGATGACTAATACACAACAGATAATTGACAGACTTAAAAGAGTAGCTAGTATTATACAGGTAGATGCTCTTGAAAAAAACAGAGCAGGAGTTAGAAACAGAGGTGATGAATTACTAGCATTGCTCATTGTATTGGAGGATAAATTAAATGAAAGCAACAGTACAGAAGTTTAAAATAACAGAAGAACAAGAGATACTTTATGGTAAGCTAATGAAAGCATCAGCTATTGCCATGGGTCAGCAACCTAAACTACCTCAGCTCAATGTATATGAAGCACAAAATAAAAGGTTTGAAGGTAGAAGAAAAGAAGCTTATGATATTATAGAAGAGTTTGGGCCATTAACAGTAGTTGAGTTACAAAATTTTATGGGCTTTCAAACTATTCAAGGTGCAAAAAATATTATACATAAACTAACAAGGCAAAATAAAGTTAAAAGATTACCTAATTTAAATAAAAATAGATATGTTTTATATGAAGTAAAATGATGACAGAATTAACAATCGTAAAGTTTCTTAAGCGTATGGATAAAGCTAACGTACCTAAGAATGGCTATCCATATGATAGAGTAATAACAAGTGACAAGTTCTTAGTGCAGTTAGCACAAGAGGTTGGTGATTTATGCACTACAGTTATTATGTTGAATGATGAACTAGAAAGAATAAGGAAAAATTCTATTGATGTTTAACGTTGATACACTGGCAATCAATATAAAATAATTCACCACCTCTATCATCTATAGCATTAGCCATAGCATAGACTGCTTTCTTAATATTTTTCTCACATCTTTCTTGTGTTGTTTCTGCAATAGGAGGAACCCATCCCTTACACATATCACCTTGAGAAAAGGTAGCGCAATATATCATAGCCATAATCCACATTATAAACAAACCTTTACGCGGCTTACTTCACCTTCTTCTTTATGATATGTAATCCCCTGCATCTGTGATCGACTGCTATATGCATGACTAGAAGCATAGGAATCTTTACCTGTTACTGCACGTAGCTGTTCAACAAGAACACCGCCTATCTCACGCATCATTGTGTGGTGTAGGTGTCCAGTAAAATAAAATCTATGTTTAGTTCTACCCCATATATCAGGCCAGGCATCAGCCATATGCATAACAAGTCTATCTGCCTTAGCTTTATCTCCATGGTGCGCGGCAATCATAACACTTCCAAACTCATGCACAAAGAAATCAGCAGACGTTTGTTCAACGGTTACTCTAATATTATTCTTGTACCGCTCCGCGATTGCAAACATCACAGCCAAATAAGAAGTCTCGTTGTGATTACCACGCAGTACTCTGCATATTACCTGCTCATGTTTCTGCAACGCACAATCAATTGCCG